GATTCTCAATACTAAAATTTTCGCTTTCGCGCTTCACAGGACTGGGTTGACATGGTGGGTCATCGCCCAGATTTCAATTTTTGCCTAGCCTCGGAGTGCTTGTTCACTCGCTCGTCACTATCCCATTCAACTGGACTTGGACACGCAAACCATAGCCCTTTTTAACGGATTTATACAAATATTCGTTGAATTTTGATCACTTTACGACCATTGATCACTCTATTCTAGTCCAAAAGTACGAGTTTCGCAGTTTCGTTTTTGGAAAATTGTGTCTTTCTGTGTATAATATTGTGTAAGATTAATGCGCAGATGTAACCAAAAGGAAACGTAAGATGTCAAATTGCAAAAAGAAGAAATGTGGAAGCTGTGATTCAGAGCTAGTTTGCAAAAGCACGGCGGCCCTTAACGAAGAAATAAAGGAAGATCTGTCGAAGACCGATGGATCACTAAAGGAACTGATCGAAAATGACGACAGAACACAAAAAACTATCGACCCTTAGTTATGGAATTATCGTCGGAGATGCTGAACTAGGACAAGACATTGCCCTGCTAGGATTATCATCAGATTATCTTAGGCTAGCAAACAGTTACCACCTAGAACTTCCGCAGGTCTGCGAACTTCATAGGGTTATACCACTTGAATCTCTATTTTTTTACAATGTTGAACTCTTTGACAAAGAAAGATTCCCTAAAAGGAAGCTCCTCAAAGCAGAGATAGGCATTGGCTATACCTACAGAGATAAACACAAGAGGCTTAGACTAAAGAGAGTTCGCCCTATCAAGTACTATAGGGATACAGACGGCTGGAGTCAATCTTTACCGGAAAAATTTCTCAAGTTTCACACTCCAGAAACTGAAGAAAAGAAATATCCGATAATCACCTCTATCAACCCAACGGGTGATCAAAACCTCTTTCTTATACAAAACTCCGTAATCTGCTCTCTTGGAAACGGAACGCCAGAAATTGTGCCGCTAAGAAACAGCGAATTTCTTGGAATGATTGACGACGATGTAAGATCCGTGTCACTGCAAGACATCTTCTCTATAGAAAGAAATCAGGTTTCTCTAAACACAAACTCTTTTGACGTAACAGGGAAGAACTCTGAAGTTGTATCTAATTCCTTGAGGCTAAAAAGCCAGAGAAGTCGCCCTACAGACCCACAGCCCGGAACAATCATATACAACAACAGGAAAAAGGCGTTTGAAGGCTGGGACGGAACTTCTTGGAAAACATTGAAAATGGAGGACTAACAATGAAAATACCAAACGGAATGACAGAGGAACAGGTCACAGAACAAATTCAGATAGTTTGCGACAGAATTGCCCCTCGCTATACCTTTCACGGTTATACAATACAAGATATGAAGCAGGAAGCCTTTATTATTTGCATGGAAGCCTTACATAGATACGATGAATCTCGCCCTCTGGAAAACTTCCTCAGTGTAAATCTCTCTAATCGTTTAAAAAATTTCGTTAGAGACAACCATTACATCGCTGGAGACAGCTCTTGTAGAGTCAAGATAAGTCAACCAGCCCAGCTAGAACACGCAAACTCGATTGTTGATAACGAAGGAAGCATGTCAACCACTTATGAAGAAATAGAATCAAGAGATATGGTCTATCTTATTAACAAATACCTTCCGGCAAACATGAGAATGGACTATTTAAAGATGATTAACGAAGTTTATATCACAAAACAAAAAAGAGATGATGTTATTGAGACAATTCTCGACATTTTAGAGGAACACGGTTACAATGAAGAAAGGTAGAATCTCAAAAGATGAAGAAAAATTCATTAGAGACAACCTGAATCTCGGTTTAAACCGAATAGCAACCGAGCTAGACCGAGATCCAGACAGCGTTCTCGGTTTCATCAAGAAAAAAGCTGCAAAAAATGAGTTAGAACGCCCTGCTTGGATGGATAAGCCAGAAGAACTAGAGCAAGCGCAGTATGATCTTATGTTTAGACCATACTTTGTAGAGTTGAAACAACAATTTACTGATGATGAACTTAAATTATTCCAATACCACTGGGCAAGAATCATTTCACAGTTTAAAGATGATGTTATTCCCACAGAAGAATTACAAGTAGTAGACTTAATTAAACTAGAACTACTCATGAACCGCGCCCTCAAATGCAACAAAGATAACATCGAACAGATATCTGCCCTAGAAAGCCTCATACTGGCCGAAAGACAGCGTGATCCAGATCAGGTAGATAGAGACAACCTTTTTAATATGGAGCGTCAGGTGGCCTCCCTGAAGGCCTCACAAGAGTCTCTGAACAAAGACTACCGTGAGCTTCAGACAAAAAAGAACAGTATGCTTAAAGAGATGAAGGCAACAAGAGAGCAGCGTGTTAAAAGACTAGAAGATAGCAAGACAAATTTCTCTGGATGGATGACCTACCTTGTCACAAACCCAGAAGTAACAATGCAGTATGGATTAGAGATGGAGAAGATGCGACTTGCGATGCAGAAAGAGAGAGAGCGCCTAGCGGAGTTTCACAAATATACAGACGAGATGGTAGATCAACCTTTCTTAACACCAGACACGGTTAAAGATTAATGATTTCAGTTGCGACCCTAACATACAGAAGAGAGAGCATACTTGAAGAGGCTGTTCAATCTTTTTTATTACAAAATTGTCCAGACTGTGAAATGGTGATACTCAATGATCACGCAAACGTAGAGTATCGGTCCTCTTACGACAATGTTAGAGTCATAAATAGTAATCATAGATTTCCATCCATAGGGCAAAAACTAAAGTATTGCTTTAGCAATTGTAAACATAATTATATTTACCGACTAGATGATGACGATCTATTATGCGAGGGCGCAATCGAAAACTTAAAAGAAGCGATAACAAATAATCCCGGATACGATATTTATAGATCCGACAGAACTCATTATTTTCAAAATAATAACTATAAAGGTTTGTCCGATAGTATAAACAATGGAAACTGCTACACCAAAGATTATGTAGCAACAATAGAAGACTGGAATAGGTCGTGCGACGAAGATATTCACATAACATATAATCACAACGCTAAGATCTATAACTCTCCAAAACAGACAATGATCTATAGGTGGGGCATGGAAACCTACCACATTTCTGGGATTGGCGCTGGTAAGTCACATGATGAATATTTTGATATCGCTGATAGTGCCGGATCGAAGACCTCCGGTGACTACAAGTTAAAGCCACATTTTAAACAAGACTACTACAGGATGATAAAGGAACAACAATGAAAGCTATTATTTTTGGTATTACAGGACAAGACGGAAGTCACCTCGCAGACCTACTATTAGAAAAAGGCTATGAAGTTGTGGGTGTATGTAGGAGAGCCTCCACCAATAATAAGGAAAGAATAAAGCATATTCTTGATAATAAAAGTCTCAAGCTGGTGGAAGGCGACATTACTGATGCCTTTAGCGTATCACGCATACTAACTGAACACGAAGACGTAGATGAAATCTATAACCTTGCAGCACAATCACATGTAGCTGTGTCATTTAAGCAGCCAGCCTTGACTTGGGATATTACTGGAAAAGGCTGCTTAAACATCTTGCAGTGCATGGTCGATTTAAGAATGGGCAATACTAAATTCTACCAAGCAAGTTCCAGTGAGATGTTTGGTCGTAATTATGATACAGATAGAGATCAGAATAAATATCAGAATGAAGAAACAAAATTCATGCCGCAAAGCCCTTATGCTATTGCAAAATGCGCGGCTCATCATATTACAAGATTATTTAGAGAGGGGTACGGTCTTCACGCAAGCTCTGGAATCCTTTTTAATCATGAAGGACCACGAAGAGGTGAGACTTTTGTAACACGAAAGATTACAAAGTGGATTGGGGATTACATAAGATTCTACAATAAGGCTATACATCCAGAAAAAAGAGTCGCAGATTCATCCATATTCACCGCAGACGACGACTCGATTATAATTAATGGACATAAATTTCCAAAGCTGCGTTTAGGAAACCTTGAAGCATTTAGAGATTGGGGGTATGCAGGAGATTACGTGGAAGCGATGTGGATGATGCTGCAACAGGGTTGTCCTGATGACTATGTTATCTGCACCGGCAAGACCTATACGATTCGAGAGTTCTTAGACGTAGCGTTTTCACATATTGGAATCGAAGACTGGTCTAGCTATGTAGTGCAAGACTCAGAATTTTACAGACCAGCAGAAGTAGACTATTTGCGTGGCGATTGCTCTAAGGCTAATAATCAACTTGGCTGGACACCAAAGACTTCATTCGAGAATCTTGTAAAGATGATGGTGGAGCATGACACAAAGGGTTAACAGTGAAAATATTCAAGGTCAAAATGGACCTACTGTTAGTAATGAGTAGATTGGCAAAATTTAATTTAGGCGAATACAACAGTCCATATCCAACTATATTTGTAGAGGCAGAAGATCCAGACGAAGCATGTTATAGCGCTCTTTACAAACTAGTAGAAATTATATTAAAACAAGACGACTCTGAAAAGACATCGAACCTCGTAAAAGATATGGTGTACGATATTAGAGTTACAAAGGTGATTGTACCAAAATGAAAAGAAACTACGAAGACCCAGTATATGCGGAATGGCGGTTAGCTGTTTACAAGCGCGATAATTTTACCTGTCAAATGCCTAGATGTAAAAGAAAATCCAGCCTTCAGGCTCACCATATTAGAAAATGGTCTTCTGCTTCTATTCTTAGGTTTGATGTGCAAAACGGAATAACTCTATGCAGAAACTGTCACAAAGAGGTGAACGGTCACGAAGAACAGTACGAAGGGTTGTTTCTAGATATAATAAGGGGAAAAAATGGGTAAGTCAAGGCCATTCACAATCATTAAAGATACTAGAGAGCAAGAAGGTTACACTTTCGAGGCTAGTAGTTCTAGATATCATGTCTGCAAGGGTATGGTAACAAAAAAGCTAGACACTGGCGATTATAGCATAGAAGGTTTGGAGGACAAGCTGTGTATTGAGAGAAAAGCAAGTGTTGTAGAGTTTGCTAACAATATAGGCCACGACCAAGCTAGGTTCATGAGAGAAATAGAAAGGATGCAAGAAATACCCCATAGATATATGGTGTTCGAGTTTTCTTTATCAGATCTTATGAATTTTCCAGAGGGGTCAGGTATTCCAGAGAGTGACTGGGGAAAGCTAAAAGTTACAAACAGGTTTATGCTAAAAATGATCATGGAGTTCCAGATGAATCATGGTATCCATGTGATGTTTTGTGACTCAAAGAAAAATGCGAAGTGGGCTGTTCTGAGTTTAATAAAAAGGGTCAATGAATTATATCAGTAGGAGACTATGATGAATTCTGAGTTAGTGGGTGATATACAGTCTTACGGAATTGATTATAATAATAGGGAGCTATACTTACACTCATATGTGGCAAACACTGATGAAGAGCCGGGTGTTGACTATAGAATGAGTACAACGTTCTACAAAAACATTAGAATGTTAGACACAATGTCAAACGCGCCAATACTTATACATATGCATAGCATCGGCGGGAACTGGAACGACGGCATGGCGATTTATGACGCAATATCCCTCTGTAAATCATATGTAACGATCATAGTTTATGGTCAAGCAGAATCAATGAGTAGTATTATACTACAGGCGGCAGACAAGAGGGTTATGACGCCAAATTCATATTTCATGTGTCATTTCGGTTCATCTGGGTATTCAGGCAATTACTTGGACGTTCAAAAGGGGGCTGCTTTTGAAAAAAAGATGACAGACGCTATGTTAAACATTTATACAGAGCAGTGCATAAAAGGCAAATACTTTAAAGAACATTACAGTGAGCCAGAATTCGAGAAAGTCAAGAACTACCTCAAAAGAAAGTTGAAAGATGGAGATTGGTTTATGGAAGCCAACGAATCTGTCTATTATGGTTTTGCGGACTGTGTTTTGGATACTAGAAAATGCAAGGATATAAATAGTTTAAAATGAGCGACTTAAAGAAGATCAACGAGGCTTGGCTTAATCTAGACATCCAAGACGACCAACTTTTCAATCCATTCTCGATAGTAAATTTTAGAGAAGATGATTTTCACTATAGGATGCTCTGGCTGATGACTAGGCCAGAGTATTTTTCTTTCCTATGTAAGCACATCTTCAACATAAATATATTACCATCTCAGGCTTTGTTTTTATGCGAGATGTGGAATAGAAGGTTCCCTATGCTTATCGCAAGCCGTGGTTTCGGTAAATCATTTATCTTGTCCCTATACTCTATGATTCGCGCCCTCATCCTACCAGAACGTAAAGTTGTTGTTGTAGGAGCTGCATTTCGACAGTCTAAAGTTTTGTTTGAGTATATGGAAACTATTTGGAATAACTCTCCCGTACTAAGGAGTATGTGTGATGCAAACAGTGGGCCAAGACGAGATGTTGATCGCTGCGTTATGCGTATCAACGGTTCTCGCGTCACTTGCCTCCCTCTTGGCGACGGACAAAAAATTAGAGGCCAGAGAGCTAACGATATTATTAGTGATGAATTTGCTTCTATTCCAAGGGATATCTTTGAAACTGTTGTTGCCGGTTTTGCTGCTGTTAGCTCTGATCCTATAGAAAACGTTAAAAGATTAGCGGCCAAAAAGAAAGCGCAGGAGCTTGGCATAATAACAGAAGAAGAATCGGATTCAATAATAGAGAAAAAAGACAATCAGATTATACTCAGCGGTACAGCTTATTACGACTTCAATCATTTTGCTGAATATTGGAAGAAATGGAAGTCTATTATTAAAAGCCAAGGAAAAAAAAGTAGATTAAGGGATATCTTTGGGGAAGACCCGCCAAAAGACTTTAACTGGAAAGACTATTCGATTATACGTATTCCTTACGAGCTTTTACCAGAGGGCTTTATGGACGCCTCACAGGTCGCCAGATCGAAAGCAACGGTTCATGCCGGAATATATCAGATGGAGTTTGGAGCTTGCTTTACGCGCGATTCTCAGGGCTTCTTCAAGCGTACACTAATCGAGGCTTGTGTCGCAAGCGATAAAGAACCAATTAAAGATAGCGATGGTAATGAAATTAATTTCCAAGCGCAGCTTCGCGGTGATCTTAAAAAGCAGTATATATTTGGAGTTGACCCTGCATCTGAGGTTGATAACTTTAGCATTGTGGTTATAGAAGTAAACAAAGATCATAGACGTATTGTTCACTGCTGGACAACAAATAGAGAACAGCACAAAGAAAAGGTTAAGAGCGGATACTCTTCAGAGTCTGATTTTTATGCCTACTGCGCTAGAAAGATTAGAGATCTTATGAAGATATTTCCGTGCATCCACATATCTATGGACGCTGGCGGTGGCGGTATTGCTGTAATGGAATCTTTACACGATCAAGACAAGATTAAAGATGGAGAAGTTGCTATATGGCCAACGATAGACGATAATAAACCTAAAGATACAGACGATCAAAAGGGCTTGCATATTCTTGAGATGTGTCAATTTTCTAAATACGACTGGTTAGCAGAGGCTAATCACGGTATGCGAAAAGATTTTGAGGACAAGGCGCTATTATTTCCAATGTTTGATTCTGTAAGCCTTGGTCTTTCAGAAATAGAAGACGAGCTAAAGGGAAGAACGTTCGATACTTTAGAGCAATGCGTAATGGAAATAGAAGATCTTAAAGATGAATTAGCTATGATTCAAATTACACAAACAACTACGGGTCGGGATAAATGGGATACGCCTGAAACCGTTATTGGAACAGGCAAGAAGGGTAAACTTAGAAAAGACCGCTACTCTGCATTACTGATGGCTAACATGGCTGCTAGAACGCTCGCTAGACTGCCAGAGGCCAGTGTTTACAATTTCTATGGCGGCTTTGCAACGGTTGAAAAAGTTGATAAAAAAGGCGACATGTATAGCGGTCCCAACTGGTTTACAGATTCCGTGAGTGATATTTACTAATTTTTGCTAGTTTCGTGTATACTATATTAGACATTCTAAATCCATTTGAATTCATTGTATAGGAATCAAAATGACAGAACACAAAGAATCGCTTATAACTTGGAACGATGCCGACGCTACCGGTAAGGCTAGAGCATTTGAAGAGTTCTCTTCGGCTCAAGAGGCTTACGAGGGCGTTTCTAAGGCTTATCATAGAGAATATTTGGATATTGAACCAAATAGATCCGTAAGACCTAGCTTCACTAGTCATGACTATTACGCTTTTAGGCCAGAGGAGCAGGTGCCAAGGAGATCCAAGCGCATCATAAAGATGTGTATGGACGCATACGACAAAGTCGGGATTGTTCGTAATGTTATTGATCTAATGGGCGATTTTGGAAGTCAAGGTATTAATATCGTACATGAAAACAAAAGTGTAGAAAAATTCTACCAGCAGTGGTTCAAGAAGTGTAATGGTAAAGAGCGATCTGAAAGATTCTTAAACAATCTCTATAGAACTGGTCAAGTTTTTGTATATAAGAGCTACGCCAACATTACGCCGGAAATAACTACTTATGTCAAGTCTTTAGCCAGAGATATTACTCTAGAAGTTCCAAATATTGATAAGAACATGGTTCCTTGGAGATATAACTTCTTGAATCCAATGAATATAGATTATAAGGATGGCGTAGTAAACCTTTTTCTTGGCGTAAAAAACTACGAACTTACCGCACAGACGTTTTTTGATAACTTTAAAGACGGTGGCGTTCCAAAGAAAATGATGGAGAGTCTACCTCCTAATGTAAAAAATGCTATACAGAGTGGTAAAAAGAAGATAGCACTAGAAGAAGACAGACTAAGCGTATTCTATTACAAAAAAGACGATTGGCAGCAGTGGGCGCATCCTCTTACTTATGCCATTCTTGATGACATCATCATGCTAGAAAAGATGAGACTTGCAGACCTTTCGGCTCTTGATGGCGCTATCTCCAACATTAGACTATGGACTCTTGGCAGTCTTGACCATAAGATTCTCCCTAATAGAGCAGCTATCAACAAGCTTCGCAATATTTTAGCTAGCAATGTTGGTGGAGGAACTATGGAATTAGTTTGGGGTCCAGAGCTTACCTATACAGAATCCAATAGTCAAGTTTATAAATTTTTAGGTTCTGAGAAATATACGTCTGTTCTTAATAGTATCTATGCCGGTCTAGGTGTTCCCCCAACGCTGACCGGGTCCGTTGGTCAGAGTGGTGGATTTACCAACAACTTCATCTCACTAAAAACGCTTGTAGAAAGACTGCAATACGGTCGTGATCAACTTGCTAAGTTCTGGGAGGCTGAAATTGAATACATTAGAAAAGCTATGGGCTTTAGAAAGCCAGCCCATATTACATTTGACCAAATGAGCTTATCTGACGAGTCTGCTGAAAAGAACCTTCTGATTCAGCTTGCAGATAGGGATATTATATCTCATGAAACGATCCTTGAGAGATTTAAAGAAATTCCAAGCGTAGAGAAGATGAGGCTCAAAAGAGAGCAGAAAGATAGAATAAATCCAGATCTTCCAGATAAGGCTAGTCCTTTCCATAACGCCAATCACAAGCAAGACATGGAAAAAATTGACCGTCAGGGAGAACTCAACAAACAGGCTCAAGACTCTAAGCAGGAGCAACAAAAGCAAGCGCCGCAAAATCCTAACGGAAGACCTCCTCTTAAACAAGATGATGGTCCTAGAAAGAAAAGGGTTGATACTCCACGCTCTAAGCCGGGAGTCGCGGAACTTGTTTCTTGGACTAGTGAGGCGTTCGAGGTTGTGTCCGATACTCTTAATAAGGCGTATCTTGCTATTAACGAAAAGAAAAATCTTAGACAGCTAACAAAAGATCAAATATGTGACTTGGAGAATTTAAAAGTGCAAACGCTTGCATGTTTAGATGTTCTTAAAGATGTCGATGAGTCTACGGTGGCAGAGGCCATTAATAATGCTAAAAACACACCCATAGAATTAAAAAATATGCTAAAAACAAGTAAGGTTTCAGCGTCTGAACTCCCAATTAATTCTTACAAAAAGAGACTCATTGGGGTTTATGTTGAGTATTTACTCGGCCAGTTTTAAGCCTTTTTTGATTTTTTTCTTTTTTTTGTGTATAAACCACTGAGGTAAAAAATATGAGCATAAAAATATACCAAAAAGAAATCGAAGACGGTATTGGCGATCTCGTTAAGAGTACCGCTAGTGTTGCGTATTGTTCTGAAGCCACTGTCAAAAGGGGCGAGTTAGCGGTCGCTAAAGAAGTGATCTCTAATGTAGATGTTCTCGACAGAGTGGTTGCAGAAAACAAAGACCAAATAGACCTATACTATCTAGAGTCTGTATTGGTTTCTTGTGGTTGGAATAAAAATGATGATGTTTTCATGCCAGAGGCAACTTGGGCAGCAAGAAACACACCTGAAGACAAACAGTTTAATTTTATGCACGATGAAAATGACATCATCGGACATATTACTGGTAGCTATGTCTTAACAAAAGACGGAAAGGCTGTTGCTGATGATGCTGAAATGCCTGAAGATTTTGACATCATTACTCAAGCTGTCCTCTATAATAGTTGGACTAACGATGAAAATAGAGAAAGGATGCAACGAATCATTGCTGAGATTCAAGAAGGCAAATGGTTTGTTTCTATGGAGTGCCTTTTTGCCGGTTTTGACTATGCCCTTACTGGTGAAGACGGTGTTGGTAAAATTTTAGCAAGAAATGATGAATCGGCGTTTTTAACAAAACACTTGAGATCATACGGTGGAACCGGAGAATATGAAGGGTACAAAGTTGGTAGGGCGCTAAGAAATATATCGTTTTCTGGAAAAGGCTTGGTTGAAAAGCCAGCTAACTCTAGAAGTATAATTTTAAGTGGAAATACATCAGCAAACATAAAATTTGATTTAGAAGATTGTAACTCTAAACTTTCAATAGGAGATGTAAATATGTCAGATAACACGCTGTTAGAAAAGCAGTTGGCTGACGTTCAGACTCAGCTTGTAGAAGCTAAGGCTGAAAACGAAGCTATTAAGGCTAAAGTCGAAGAGGCTAAAGAAAAAGAATTCGCTTCCCAGATTGAGGCTTTTGAAACTGCCGCTGAAGAAAGCAAGGCGACCATTGATGAGCTTAATGAGCTTGTCAAGTCTACTCAGGCTCGCATTGCTGAACTCGAAGACGCTTTAACTCAGTCCAACGAGCAGCTTGCTCAGGCGAAAGAGCATGTGGACGAGATGAAGAAGAAAGAGAAGATGGAGAAGCGCAAGGCCGCTCTTGTCGAGGCTGGTTTTGAGCAAGAAGATGTAGAAGCAACTCTCGCTGCTTTTGACGCTCTTGAAGATGAAGCCTTTGATACTGTCGTTGCTATGTATGGCAAGAAAAAGGAAAAAAAGGCAGATGAAGCAGAAGCCGGTATGCCTCCTGAATTAAAGGAAGCTATCGAAAAGAAGAAGAAGGAGAAGGAAGCTAAGGCCGAAGAAGAGGCTGAAGCTGAAATTACTCCAGAGGCTTTTGAGGAAGTCGAAACGTCCGAGGCTGCTCTGGTAGAAGCTGACGAGTTCGATCCTGTTGAAGCAACAAGAGCTAGTGTTGCTGATTGGCTCACAAACCATGTACTTTCTAACAAATGAACAAGGAGAACTGAACTATGGCTCTTAAATTAGATAGATATGAAGAATCTACTGACATCAGCTTTTTCTACAACGAAGGCACTGCCACTCGTGGTGGAGTTGTTGTTTTAGATGCAGCTGCTGTTGCTGGCGCTTCTGGCGCAGCATTGGATCAGGGCGAAAACTTGGTTAAGTATGCAGCCGCGACCGCCACAAGCGTTCCGGTTGGTATTTTGCTGAATGATGTTGTTAATAAGGACTTAACCAGAACTCACCTTAACCAGTTTAAGGATGAAGTTCAGAAGGGCGGTAAGGTTACTGTCTTGACGCGCGGTTGGGTTGTTACCAGCAATGTTGAAGGTAGTCCAAAGGCCGGTGATTTGGCTTTTGCTTCTTCGACTTCGGCTGGAAGTATTTGTAACGGAACAACTTTTGCTGCTCAGTCTGGTGAGCTTGCTATTGGACGTTTTATGTCCAGCAAGGACGCCGATGGATATGCAAAGGTTTATGTCAACCTTCCTAACACCTACGGCTCTTGATACGCCCTAACTTAAAGGAGATTAAATAATGCAAACTGAAAGACCAAGTGATGAATTCATCTCGCTGCTCAGAAAATCTGGCGACAGCGATCAGAACGTTGCTTATGCAGCACAGCGAGAATTCGCTAAAGCTTTAGAACTTCCTTTGCGTAAGGGTGTTCTTGTTGGTAATATTCT